TCCGCCTTTACCCTTCGGATCAGCGCCAGTCAGGTTATCCATCACCACGGCTGCCGGTGCCTTATCCGCAAATGACGCAAATCCTTCCGGATCTTTCAGTGCATAGCTATGCGCCCAATCCTTCTGCGCTGCAGTGATCTTTCCTGCTTTCAGTGCCGCCGTGACCGCCTCATCAGCTGCACGACCCTCAATCTGTGCTTTGAGTGCCTGCACTTCTGCAGCAAGGGTGTTATCTCCATTCTGAAGCTTCACAATAGCAGCCGCCACCTCTTCGGTCTTAGCGTCTTCCTTCAATCCTAAGAGCGTCAGGATCGTGCTGTTCGCTACCACAGCATCCTTATTTGCTGCCGTTTCTGTCCCTCCCGGCTTTCTGACTGCCTCCCGAAGTGCAGCCTCCACCTCATCTTCTGTTGCTGTCTCCTGCAATCCCAGCAATCTGATCAGTTTTTCTAATTCCATTGTCCTTTCCTCCTCATAATCGTCCACGTCAAGGCTGCATCCCACCAGTGGGAACATACCATCAATCGCGGGGGTGTTTGTGAGCGCCGCAGAATGCAGCGCGATCACTTTTTTGTCATTTTTTCTGGTAATGATCACCGGAGACAGATACCGGTACTCTTTATTTTTCAGGTACTCCGCTCCCTTCGGTGTCCAGTTGACCTTCGCCATGATCGCATCCTCTCCGTTTATCAGCTCCGTAATCCAACCTGCAGCCGGCGCCTGCACATCGTGCAATGTCTGGTGTTCGTAGTCAATCACCAGATCCAAGCGACGCCCAAGGAACTGTTTATTGATCATCCGGAACGATTCGTCATCGACAATAAAGTCACCCTTCCGGGATTCTACATGCCCTTTCGGAATCACGGCGATCAGATCCGGTACCCCTTCCACTGTCGATGGGGTCAATGCAATCATTACCACGTCATTTTTCTTCTTTTTTTCCATTTCTCCACTTCCTGCATCTGTCTTATCGTTTCTGTATGCGTTACAACCGCGTTATTCCGCGTTATTTCGCGTTACAAACCTCCATCCCTGCAATTCCCCGTCTCATCTCTTTACCTGCCTTTTTTCTTACTCAGTGCAGAGAGACGTGATTGAAATGCAGACCGAATAATCGGGGTGAATTTAGATACATCCGGACGCCATGCATCCAGTGCCGGATTGCTTGCAAATCCCTTATCCGGACGTAACGCTTTGATCTCACCTGTTGCCAAATCAACTGTAATCGGCGGCTTAGTCTGTACCTGAAGGTTTCGTTCTCTGATTTGGCGTTCTGAATAAGACCGCACATGGCACCGGCATTTGTATCCGTTCGGTGGGTACCAGACTTTCCAAAATGAATCATCTGCCCGGTACACTGCCCCATGTAACGCTGCATGTGTATCGCGCACCCGATCATCCCCAGCCGTTACATACATCCAGTACGGACGCAGCTTCTTTGCCTGCATCATACTTTTATAATGCCCGGCATTATAGGCAGTCTGTACATTTGTCCGAAAGATCAGTTCTGCTTTCCCCGGATTCATACCTTCATATCCGTGAGCGTCAAGCCATGCATCCATCTGCGTTTTCCAGTCTTCCAATGTCCTGCCTTCTTCCACTGCTACCGTCAACTTATCCAAAAACTCCTGCAGCACCTCTGCAGCAGTATATCCTGACACTGTAAATGCCTTCGCTTTCGCACGATCACTTAACGCGTCGTATTCTTCTTTTGATAAAACAGATTTCTTTTTTAAAAATGTAACCGCTCCCGTAAAAATCAGCTTTGAAAATCCCTGCAGGTACTCTGCACCGCTCATCTCTCGCTCCTCCCGATTAGCTCCGCAAAGTAAATACCCTGATGCAAATAATCAGTAAACTCTTCCAGATCCATTGCCTCATACAGCCTGCGTACGGTATCAGCATCCTCCAGTTTCTCTTTCAAAGATTGCATATCACCACATTCATCCACCAGTTTCCGGATCGGCGCAGTCATTTTCCGAAACAGCTCACTCGCATTCTGCACAGACAGTTCGACAATTCCATCAATCTGATCCTGTACCTCCATTTCCAAATCCGGTTCCGGCGCTTTCATACCAACCGGCTCTGTGTTGGCTTCAGTAATCTGCCCGGGAATCACTGCTTCACCTGATTCCGGTTTCGGGATTCCGAATTTTTTATAGATGTGATCCAGTGCGATCGGAACGCCAAGCTCGTTCCTGACCTTCACGTAAATGTCAGCCGTCTGCAGCAGATCTTCCGGATCTTCACAGGTGATTTCAAACAGCGGCAAGTTTGCTTCTGGGCCAAAATTGTATTCCACCAAAGGCCCGATAATGTCGCGCCGTATTGTCATAGACAATGCTTTTGCATCTGCGATTGTCAGATCATGCCGCACCTCATTATGTGTTTTAGACTGCGCATAACTTCCACTGCCACTATCACTGGTCAGCGTCTGCCCTAAAATTGCCTTGCTGATCTGCTCATCACAGTAGCGTGCCAACTTCTCATAGGTATCGGTTGCTCCGTTTTTGTTCTCGGCTTCAATAAATTCAATAGACGTTGACGATGGTACAATCCCGGCTGCATCCGATCCTAACGACACGATCGCTTCCATCAGCGCCCGTTTGTCCGCTTCACTCGCCGACGCATCGTACTTTCCTAACCTCAACGGCATCCCGTAAACTTCACAAAATGCCACCCAGTCCTTCAAGGAATAGTTTTTAAACAGATACATCCAACTTACAACACGCAATATACCGGCGCGGCTGTCATGCCCTGATTTTGCCTTATATCGATGTACCACAAATTTGTTATGCGGCAGCGAAATTCCTTCCGGATGCGCTTCCGTGCAGATACGCATCTCATCTGTAACGGCATCCCACATCAATTTTTTGGGATGTACCTGTTGGATATCAGCAATTACTATCTGATTTCGATCATCTACATCCCACAGGATTTCCATGACGGATATACCCTTCCCGATCGCATCCAGCAGATCCAGCAGTATCCCGTTCAGGTTCTCAATGTTTTCCATCTGATCCTGTACCCACTGTGCGATCTGCTTATCCCTCTGCTCAGGAGATATCGGCTGTACTTCCCATTCCAGACCTGTAACAGCCTGCTTCCGTGTCTGCAGCTGTGAAAACAGATGCGGATCTTTCTCCTCCATCTCCTCAAACAGCTCCATTTGACGGCGTACGTCTCCATCATCCGCTTCCCGAAAGATCTGTGCCAGCCGCATCGGAGTCAGACCATTTGATGGATACTCGCTGTATTTATCAGACGCTTCCTTTGCCGCAATCCGCGCATAGACTGGTCGGATGCTTCCATTCTCTTTTGCGGGATCGTATGGCTCATTGCGGATCTTCCCCTGCTTCTTTTTCTTCTTCGCCATCAGTAGCCTCCTTTCTTCCACTGCAGCAGACGTTTACCGATACTCTTGTACCCGATCTGATGCCCCGCTGCCTTCACCTTATTCGCCATCAGTACTGCCATGTGTAATCCGTCTGGCCCATCGTCATTCTTCCCCATCGGAAATTCCTGCATTTGTTGCAATAGTGATTTCTGTCGTTTCTGGAACCGGATGTACCCATTCTTCACTTCCGGCTGCAGGGAACGAATACGCAGCACTTTATTCGATGTACTTGTGATCCCCTCGATCGGAAGATAAATACCCTGCTCGGCTGATTTTTGTGCCATTACCTGCTTAAAATAATACTGAAATTGCACATCCTCCACGCCGAAAGAATAGTAGCCTTTTCCATATTCCAGACGCAGGCGCTTGTCCGTGTCAAAAATATCCTCGATGATCTTGTCCGGATTGCGCTTTGCAATGTCCGCATACACCACATATTTGTATCCGCTCTCCGTATCCAGAGCCAGCGTGATGATCGAACTGGTATCTGCCTTTGCATTCTTTCCAAGTGATGGATCATTCCCTCCGATAAACAAAAACTTCGGTTGCTTGAAATCCACCTCGCCATCCTCGTAATAAACAAACCACTCCTCGTTAAAGTCTGCGTTATCCGGATCAATTGGATCGTTCTGAAGCTCACTGTTGAACGATGCAGTTCCTTCATCGACCTTCATCTTCATCAGCTTGTAGTACGACAACTTTGCCTCCCACAGTACCTCTGTGCCTTCCAGCATTTCCTCTCTGTTTGCTTCAAAAAATGCTTCCGCGTCCGCTTCATGCTGATTGTTAAACAGATTTGTGTATATCTTTTCCCATGCTTCCCATAGCTCCGGATGTGTGGAATCCGATATGACTGCACGGTACTTCCGGCTCTTAAATCCCGGATTCTGTAACTTTCCAGCAAGCAGCGAATCATAGTGCAGGATCGTCCCGACATACATCACATCGGTATAAGTATCTCCCGCCTTTAACACCGCCTTATCAAACCAACTCTTCAGTTTTCTACGCTGTTCCGGCGTAGCAACATTCTCATCATTTTCTATATCGTCCAGCACAATCAGATCCGGACGCCATGACCGGTTCTTCCTGCCTCGGATTTTTTTTCCAGAACCGATCGCATCAATCTTCACTCCGTTTGTGGCTTTGATCGTACCGGTCTTCCATGTAGAGTCTCCCTTCAGATACCCAAAATCCTCGATGATATAGGCATTGTCCTCCAGTTCTGTCTTGATGTCTTCCAAAAACGCTTCTGCCTGTTCGGTACTGTCCGAGAGGATCAAAATATAATGCTTATACACATACAATGCTGCGTGAAGGGAATCTTTAAACGTAAATGTCGTGGACTTTGCGTGTCCTCTCGGCGCTGCGATCGCCCAGTTGCTTCCATCCATCCGGCTAATCTCTGCTGCATCCGTGTACGGATTTTTGTTTTTTAATACGCCCTCTGCCCAGATATCATCCAGCTCCCCGTGAAACTCCGGGGATTCTCGGACAAAATAATGCGGCAGGTAAGCTCGCCCAAAATATGCCAGATCGACTGCTGCCAATTTTTTACGCAGCCCGTCTTTTCCAGTCAGCGCAGCTCCGTTCCGGTATTGTTCCATCAATTCCCGGCGGTACGGCGTGTCTTCCCGCAACACATACTGTTCAAACAGTACTTCATTACTCTCATGCTGACGTTTTGCTTCCTGTTCTTCTCCGTCATCCAGCGCTAAAAGCCAGCGATCCAGATCAATCATCCTGCATCATCCTGTCTTTTGCGTCTTTGAGGATCATCCTAAACTGCTCCGCAGCCCTATCGTCCTGACGTATGATTTTTAACATCCTCTCTTCCATCTCGGTAAAAGCAAGATCTATTTTTTTCTGCATCTCCTGCTGCACCTTGTCCTTATAAACCTTTGTGCGGCTTAAGGATGCCAATAGCCGCCCGGCCTTATCCAGTGGCATCGCGTCAAACTCTTCCTCTGCGGTCGCCATCTTATTGATCAGACCATCCATCAGTATCCGCATCCCGGCTTCCGTATAGTCTGCATCCGGATTCTGTTTAACGACCTGCACCAGTTTTTCCGTCTGCCGCTGCGCTTCCAATAACCGCTGCATCGCCGTATTGGATCGCATCGCATATCGTCCAACTGATGACTTTGACACTTCATACCCCATCGTTTTCAGCCAATCACTGATGCTCTGATAGGTGTTCGCTGTATCGGACAACAAAACATCAACATTCGTTCGGATCTCTTCTGGCAGCTCATCTACTTTTGAGGATATCCGTGTCTTCCTACGCTGCTTCGCCATCAGATGTCCACCCCCGGATCATTGATCGTACCTTCCGCAAGGTCGACACCTTCCTTCGTCAATCGGATCACTGCATCTTCTGCGTATGCGTTATATGCTGTCACACGCTCGTCCGTAAACTCGATATATCCGGCGTCATGCAGATAATCAATGTATTTCGATATATCCGGCGAGATCACCAGCCCCGCTGCAATCATCGCATTCGACACCTGACGCGTCAGCGCAGCGTTGTTAAATCCTTTCACCAGACAGCGGATGATATACCCACGGACTGCCTTATTCCGTTTCACCTCCGCGCGTTCTGCATCGTTCATTCTTCTCACCTCATTCCTTACTGCTACCCTTTAAGAGCAGGCGATCTATTTTGTGATCAATATTCCTGATGGAATCCTCCATTTTATTCATTGCCCGGAAGTAATCTTCCCGAAGCACGAATGTCGTTGCAAAGTCAGACTTGAAATCCGTAATTTCCTTTTCCATTTCCCGGATCTCTTTGTCTGTCTTTTCATCCAATGCCTTGATACGCTCATCTATCTTTTTGTCGATTCCCTTAACCTGTACTTTTGTCTCTTCATTACTTTTCAGGACGCCGCTGATCCAGTTCTTCACCAACCAGCCAAATATCCCCAACCCGATACCAATCAGCCCTGTCATTACGTCCGCAAATGTGATCGCATATTCCATGTCATTTCCTCTTGATCAGTTTTCCGGCAAGTTCTGTCACGCGTTCCCAGCCGTCCATTGCCACCAGTGCGACAATAAATGCTGCAATAAACGACGCAAATACCATAAACCATGTGATCGGCTGTCCTGCATATGCCAGCATCCCAAAGATTGCCATCGGACAGATCACCAGTGACAGGACGATTACCACTATCCCTGTCGGCAGCACGTCATCCAGCCATTTCACATGCTTTAATACTTCGGCGATACATGACACAATAAATGCCAGTAACCCGATCACTCCCACCAGTTTGGTGACATCCATCATTGCTTCAATTTCCAATGCATTTAAAATTTCCATGTTGTTCCCCTTTCCCGACAAAAAAATAGGAGCATAGCCAAGCTATGCTCCTAGTCTACTTATTCTTCAGATAACCTTTAAATAAAACATTTCAGAAAAAAATTTCACTCTTCATACAATTCAAAATCCGGATCGAACATCGAAAGCTGCCCGAAAACCTGCTCATATTTCAGTATATTTCGTATTCTGTTCGGTGTCAGTCCGTATTTATCTGCCAGTTCCCGTATGTTATAACCATTCCATTCTTTTTTGATCTTTCGGTTGCGTGCCGGAGCAACAATACTCTCTGGCTTCGGTATATACAATGCATCCCCCTGCGCATACTCAGACAGTTCAAAAAAACGTTCCAGTCCAACAATCTCCACGATCGGCTGGCAGCTCTCCGGCAAATCCTCTATCGTCGTATCATCCAGCAGCTCCCGCATGTTCTGACCCATTCTTATCACACCTTTTCGATATACTCGAGACTCACCCATCCGGCTCCGCTTAACAGATGTCCGAATCCATTCTTCTCTTTATCAATATGGTACGACACCTTCCTTCCCTCTGGCTCACTGATCGTTCCGACTACCGGCGAGTCAAGTGATGCCTTTTTACGGATATTCAGCACGTTGCAGGTCGTCTGTACTGCGTACATCCATTTCTTCACATGCGCAAGATCCACCCATCCGGCTCCGCTAAGCAGCTTCCCGTAACCATTCTTTTCTTCGACAATGTGATACTCTTTCTTTCTGTCCTCCGGTTCCTGAATATACCCGACCACCTTTCCGGACTTCTGTGGTTCAGACAGGATCGACAAAATGTCCGCATCCGTGAAGATACCATACAATACCTGTCTGTTCTCCTCCTGGCCTCCCTGATCCGGTGTCTCTGGCTTTTGCTCCGGTACTTCCGGCTTCTGATCCGGCGTATCTGGCTTTTGCTCCGGTATTTCCGGTTTCTGATCCGTCCCGCTGTTTTCCACGTTAAACCGTGTCAGATTCCAGCGATCAATGATATTGCAGATCTTGCTGACATATTCCGGATCTGTCGCGTACCCGCCTGCCTTAATGATCTGGATCACCTTTCTGTAATCTTTCTCGCCCTGTATTCCTTCAAACCTGCGCTTCTTTCCATTTGCAGCATTCAACAGATACGCAGCATGGTCAGCGATGGAATCCTCAATACATTCATAGCACCTAAACTGTGACCGGCGCATCACTTCCTGTCCGTTCTCAACCTCTGGCGATAATTTCTCATAAAAGTTCTCCCCATTCCACGTCGTGCCTGACCATGTATTTCCGGACAGGGTGCATTTCATTCCGTGCATGTTGTTTCCGATCTGCGCCAGATCCGTCTGCCCATATCCACTCTCTAAGATGGACTGCGCAAGCGATACGCAGGCAAGGATACCGTTCTTTCGTTCATCCTCTGTATACATCGTTCCGACTGCTTCGATGTACTCCCCCTCTGCGCAGCCTTCAAATGACTGCGCCTGCGTGCCATATGCTTCTTTCAAATAGACACAATTTCCGGACGGATCAAACACGCTGTAACCTGCAGGACATACCAAAATCGCCGCTTCCTTTGTTTCCATTGCGTACTTCTGGCTTTTTGTATCCTCCCACGATTTCCGTACTCTCCAATATTCTTTCTTAGGCACATCGCCAGCAGATGAATCCATTCCCAGTCCGTCCATGATTCCCTGTGCGATCGCCTTGGCAAAGTCATCCTCATGGTTACGATAAAAATTCATGTCGTCACCGTCATCGACAAATGCTGTCTCAAGCAAAAAATACTTTGCGCCCTGACGCTGTGCGTTGTTTAAATTCAGCAAGCCCGTGCTTGTCCCCAGCAGCCACTCTTTGAATCCGAGCGCCACCACACGGTCAATAACCGCACGTGCCACCTTCTTTCCGGCGTTGTCCGGATGGATGTAGCCGCCGACTCCGGTGAAGTGTCCGTCCCCGTAAGGATCTTTCTTGCCCTTTGCATTGAAATGGATTTCTAACGTCATGTCGTACTTCGCATACTCCGGCACATCACCACGCTTGCTCTGTGCATAACAGTTCTTCTTCTGATCATACATCGTCACAGACATCTTATTGCCAATGGACTTCTTTACCATCGTCGCAAGCTCCCTTGTGTAAGCTGCTTCCTGTCCCCAAATACTGCAGGCACCGGGATCACCCTCACCGTGCCCTGCAATAATCAATAATTTTTTCTTTGCCATATGTATCAGTCCTCCTTTGCTTCTTCTACATCTTCAATTTCAATTTCGTCTACATATGTCATATAATCCCGATTAAACTCTACTATATTCGCCCCACAGTTCTTCGCTACTGTCGTGATATCGTCCGGATGATCCATCTCCTCATCCTCCATGCAATCTGCAATTAAGAGTGCTTCTGTCAGGTCTTCACATTCTATAATCAAGCTATGCTGATGTTTGACTGTTTCCACTATCGTAAATTCAAATTGTGCCATACCTACTCCTCCTTATAATCCAGCGTAATCGCTGTTTTACTGTCTACGATTACACACTTCTTTAGTTCCCGGATCGTTGCATCGATCATGTCATCCGGCAGGTACGCGCGGATCAGTTCCGCGTTCTTAATCTTATGGATGTAATACAGCTCTACGTCCCAGTCACATTCCGCATCAAATATAGCGGTCAGATTCTTCCTGTCCTTCTCGTAGTCGCCGCTTAACTTCTTCAGCAACAGTTTCTTCTGCTTCGTGTCCGGAAGGATATGCATTTGGCCATCCAAAAACTCCTCCAGTTCCATCTCAAATGTATAGTCATCCGTAAAAAGAGCCTTCAGCATACGTTCAAAATTAGCGCTGCATTTATACTTCGTTTCCGTTGTAACCGTAACGTTCTTATTCCATACCCCTTCTGACACGCAAAGCTTCAGCCGGTCCGGATTCAGGATATCAAGACTCTGCCGATCAGTAATGGCCGCTGCTGATCCCTGGCTTCCATAAAAACGTGTGTACTGCTTGTTTCGGTCTTCCATGATGCTGATACCGCGTGCCTGCAGCTCCGCCTGATATTTTGAGATGTTCCGCGCTGTCTGAAGACGCAGGCGATCGAGCTGCACCAGTTCGTCCACCAGCTCTGCGCTTGTTTTCTGCTTCAGTTCATCCATTTGCTTCCCCTCCGTTCATTTTTTCTAATGCTTCACAAACTTTTTTCGCACATCCTGCACATACATAACGCCCAAATACTTTATGCACCTGATCCTGCCTGCCACAGTACATGCAGCGTGGCACATAGGGTTTCAGGATGATGTCACCCTCCTCGTTGGTGCTCACGATCATCGGGTCTTTTGGTTCCAGTCCCAAATCCCGTCGCATCGCAACCGGTATGTTAATACTTCCATGCGATGATAATTTTTTATACTGTTCCATTCCTGCATTCCCCCTTTATGCTTCTATAATGTCCCTGATGTAGTCATATTTCTCTTTCAACTTATAGCTCGTATCCCCACGTTCCCTGACTGATTCTTCAAATTCTTTCAAACGTACCGCCAGCTTCAGGCACTTTGCTGCCCCTATTGCTTCAGATGATACACGCAGCGTCCTCTGTTCCACATCCCCTAACATAATGCCAATCGCATCCATCAGGTAAATATCCCATACGTAACACTCTTTATCTCTTGCATTCCATTCCTGCATCGCCTCATCCACAAATTTTTTCCGGTTCAGCTTCTTTTTATCCGGCGGCAGGATGCCCTTCTCCTTCAACTGTTTCTTGATCCTCGCCCGTTCTTTCTGTTCCTTTTTCGTCATTCATTCTCACCTTCCTGTCTTTCAAGATCATTCATGGCTGCCAGATAGACATCCAGCAGCTTATCTTTTACCATCTCCAGATCAGCGCCACGCATCATTGCATTACGTCCGACCATCACCTGCAGCACACCGCAAATTGCTGTCATATCCTCCAGTGATACATGTTCTGCCCGCATGTCCACCTTTCCATCCCTGACAGCTATCTCCACCCTGCAATCCTCCATTTGTACCTCCAAACTGCATAAAAAAACTGCCGACCGTTTATACAGCCAGCAGCTTCAATTTTTATTTCCCGTTATTCACTTCGTCGATAAATGCCTGCATCATCACAGTGAGCTGCCCTGCAGCGCTCACACCTTTCTTTTTACATGCCCGAGCAAATTCTTCTGTCAGTTCTTTACGCAGCTTATACGACTTCGATACAAATCCGGCTTTTGCCTCGTATTTTTTTGTCGCAACAGTCTGCGGCTTCGGACTACCTACCGGCATTCCTGTTCCCCCTTCCTTTTTTGACAAAATAGATGAGCAGTTTCACGATTCCGATCGCGACAAAGAATATTCCAAGTTTCCAAAGCATCCTTTACACAGATGAGCATTTGTGTTATATTTTTTTCAAGAGAAGGGCTTGCGCCCCTCTCCGCTAATTTAATAGCTTATCGAGAATCAGTAAGATGATTCCGATGATCAAGTCCGTTATTGCTCCGAGTGCCCAGCTCTTTAATTCAATATCGGACTTTTTCATATTTGGCTTTCGCCTGTTCCTGTTGCTCATCTGTATCTCACCTCCTTATGATTGTATTATACTATACGGTGCACCGTATGTCAATGTTTTTTTCATACTTTTTCAAAAAACTTTCTGCTGACTGTATTCACTTGTCAATGTCCAATATTCTTTCATGACCTTTTTTCCTGATCCTGACGTTCAAGCATCGCTTTCAATGCTTCAATTAAGTCACTAATCTGCTTATAATTCAGCCATTCCAAACGGTCAATTCTAAACATCCGGCGGCACATGCCATTGATACGCTTCTCATTCCATCCAAGCGCCTGCATCAGCTTATAAACCTTGCGACGCTGATTTTGTGTCGTTCCGTCACACATCGGCGTCCGGTCTTCTCTGCCACGCCGTGACGATTCCTTCATCTGTGACAATACGTACACCACACGAGATATTTCTTTCTGCGTCAGCTTCCTGATTGAATCTTTCCCGGTCTGTGCCATAACAACCAGATGTAACTCTTCTCCTGTCATTCGCAGCTCTTCACATTTTGCCAGTCCCCATATAGTACGCACCGTCGGTTCATGCTTCTGTCCTGCCATCTTAACCAATCCTTCCCGCCATCGTCAGCTGTCTACGTACTTTCATAAAATCCGGCACCTGAAGTTCTCGCTTTTCCCCCGGTATATCTATGCTTTGGCTGTTGATCGTGATATAACAACCTTTGTCATTAATGCGTGCCATTGTTTTATAAATTGCTGTCATAAGCTGCGCTGTCTGCTCCTGTGCTTTCTGTCCTGTGATATTGATAGTAATCTGTTCCATCGTTCTTCCCCTTTCTAAACTTATCCCTTATAGTTACAACAGCATCATACCGGATGCTTCGTTTACGATGTCTGTCGTTACTTCTGTAACGCCCCTGCTTTTCATGACACGCAGCACATTATTCAATGTCCGGTCAAGCAAACGGAAGCATCCGTTCCTAGAACTGTAGGCGCGGCTTGCCAGCTCCCTTCGTGCATCTTCTGATATGCTCCATCCTGCAAGGTATCCATCCAGTTCCTTCTTATCTAATCCACCAAGTTTATAAAAGAAATCGATCCGGTTGGCAAAGCGGTCAAGCATGTTACGCAGGTCAACCTCCAGCTTCGGTTCCCCGGCGATCACAATACCGACATCCGCCTGGTCGTAAATGCCACGCAGGATCTCCATCTTCGCTGCAGTATACTTGTTGATCAGCTTGTCTGCTTCGTCTATAATCAGCAGATATCCCGCGTTGACGTTCAGGAACTCCCTGATCCGACAGACACGCTTCCAGATCGTTCCAGATGTGGCACGTGGAATGCCAAGTTTCCCCTCGATTGCTTCCACCAGATCCCGGCAGCTCATCGTGTCATCACACTCCATGTATACCACCTTCGGCATTTTCGCATAGTGCTGCAGGGCATATGATTTTCCATATCCGGATTTTCCGATAATAATCCCAAGTCCCATATCCTCCTGACAGGACTGACACACTGACATCACACCAATGTAATCACGGCTTTCATAGTATGCTGCCTTTTTCGGCAATTCTTTCGGAGCCTCCTGACACTCCATCTCAGGAGCATCGGAAGAAATATTTACGCCATTCGCTTCGAGGAAATCCTGCAGCATTTCTTCCAATGCAGTAGGATCACTTTTATACTTGCCGGCCAGATACTGGCTAACCATCGGCCGGCTTACACCCAACTGTATTGCAAGCTCTGCCTTATTCATCTTCATTTCTTCCAGTTTTTTGACCACCGCCAGCGCGATCCGGCTCGGCGTTCCCTCTCTCGTCTCTGTATTTGCCATCTTGCTACCTTCCTTTCCTTTGTTTTTTGACATTCATTTTGATAATTTACTTATCCCAAAAGATATCCTCGATAATCTGTAGCGACATAAAAACAACAGACAGCACCATCACCACAGCCATCATCAGGGTATCTTCCAGTATCCGGCCTATGCACTCCATAGCTTTTTTCATTTCTCCCCCATCGCCCGCAAGCGTTCCAGTGCTTTCTGTGCCTGCGATTTCATATACTCTGATGTCTCTTTCTCCTGTCTTGCCTTCCGGGCGTTACGCACTGCATGCTTATCCTCTGGCATCTGTACCACCTTCTGCGCACGCTCCGGCTTCTTCCCTATCGTCAGCTCCACGCCGCCGACCATTCCCTTGCCATAGTTCTCGGTCACTTCACCAAGATCAAATGGTCTTGTCGCTTCCTCTAATTGCTCGCGCACATCCCGGATCTGCCTGTTCTGCATCCTTCTGTGATCCTGCAATACCGGATCAGATACGCGCCCAAACTTCAACAGCTCCTGTGCTTCCGCCCGGCAGATCAATGCCCCGGTATCATCCATCACGTAGATACCTGTCACATCCCACGGGTCTACCTTGATTTGTACTTTCCGCCCGATATAGCTGCATAGATCATACGCCATATAATCGTAACCGCTCCGCCTGATCCCTGTATTGTATACGTATGCCTCCTCTGCTTTCATCAGTGCCATGACTGCCACACTGCGCGCAGGTGCCGGTTTCTGATACCGTTCCCCATTTTCAAAAAGTGCCTTCGGTGTCTTATACTCTTCCTGCATCCGCTTCAGGCTGCTGTGCTGGCGGTTTATGTACTTTTCCTTGTATTCCTTCCATTTTTCATAAAACTCTTCCATGGTCAGCAGCTCCCCACGTTCTGCCATTGCCTTAATATCCTTATTTACCTTTGCATCCGTCTTTGATCCGGTCAAGGTACCCGTATAGCTTGCAAATTGCTTGGAAAACTTCTGAATCGCCGTACCAAACGACCGCTCAATCTGTCCTTTCGTCCACGGCTCATACGGCATAGATATATGTACATCCGATATACCCATGTCCCGGTAAAATCCACGCGTTTTACGGTCACACTCCATATCAAAATATTTTTCCTTCGCTTCCGCATCGTGCCGATCCTTCCGATCAATGCCGTTCAGATCCTTTGACGTATAATCTTTGCCGTTATCAATGTACAGATATTTCGGTACATATCCATTCAAGTCTTCATAAAACATCTTGATCAGACTCTCTTTCAGGATCTGCGCATTTGCATCCCTGCAAATGACATCCCCAAATATCATGCGGCTGCGTGTATCGATCCAACAGACCAATTTTGGCCGGATCGGGATCTCTTTTCCACTTGGCGTCTTATACAGCACCCACAGATCAAATGTATGCTCATCGCCCTGCACCATCTCAAGCACCTGCAGGCTCTTGGTGTCACGAGCCCGTTTCACCATCTGCCTGTTCTTCCAGGCAACCGCTCCGTTCTTCGCATAGGCGTGTGCACTTGCCATTCCCTCCACATCCATCAAGTACACGATATAACGTGATACGGTCTGATATGATGGAAGCTTCTCCCAGCCTTTCACCTCGGCAATTTCCTGCAATGTCTCATACAAATCTTCCCGGGTTCGACGGTTCTGAGCAAAGGACTTGTCAAACCAGATATTCTTAATACACTGTTTCATCACCGGTGGGATACTCGGAAACTGTCCAACCTCCTTCGGCTTCCGGCACAGTGCCAGCACCTTGATATAATCATAACCGCAACCATCTTCCTTCTGCATCCGATCTGCCCATGCCGATGCGGTCATGTAATCGTCCACCATCCGGCGGAACGTCCTGCCGCTCTTGCCGGTCCGCTCCTTTGCATACTCTTCCGTCCATACGGTCAGATCCTTATGATGCTTCGGTACGTTGCTGATGTATTCACGTACTACGTTTCCCAGCTCCATCGCCTTATAATAATTTTTCTGATACTGATGCTGATACCATTCATAATCCGCATCCACGTACCATGGCCGCTCCGGTGCTGGCTCTTCTGCCGCTTCCACATCCTGATCAGCTGCATCGGCGATCCGCTTCACTGCCTCCCGACGCTCAAAGGCTGCTTGTGCCATCTTGGACAGTGATTTCACTGATACAAGAACAATATCACGTCCACCTGTATCAGACTTTTGGGGTTGAATACTATACTTTTTCTTATTGCGTTCGATTCTTCTATACAAAGTAAAATATTCTATACCTTCCAGTTCCGCCGCTTCCTCTAACGTTATATATGCTGCTGCCTGCATCCCATCACCTCCTATGCAGCGTCATCTATTCCCAATATTTCCGCGATCTGTTTCCGATACTTTGCTCCTGTCCGCACCCCGGTCAGGATCTTTGTAATATAGGGTGCATTCACACCCAAAAGCTCTGCCAGATCGCGCTGTGTCATGTCCAGATCAACTAGTCTTTTCTTAATCTTTTTCCCCAGCGGGGTCAGTGTATTCTGCCCTGCCATGCAATCACTTCCTTCTATAAACACTTACTTTCTTTATCGTTTTTGATATGTTACAATTCCCTTGCAGGGTACTCCCGCAGAAGGGAGGTGTTACTCGTGCATAAATACCCGATGAATATTGGACCAGCGAATGAGAAGCTCGATTGGCTTCTTGTCTCCCAACATTCAAAAGCTGGTGATACAATCTCAGAGTATGAGGCCCACTCAGAACTCTTTGATAAAACGTATCACGCAACTGTCAGAATCGGTGATAGTGGTTGGCATTATCATCATATGTTCTGACATCAAGGGGAGCTGTTGGCGCAGCTCTCCTTTTTTAATCAACTGTCTGCAGTTTCCTCAGCTTCGGCTTGCCACCGATCTTTTTCAGCGACATCCGGCTGACTACATGCAACTCATTGCCAAGATCCTTCACAACTAACCAGTTCTCAGGTAACAATCCGCTTGCTTTCATGATCTTCTTTTGCCGCAGCGTTGGTTTCTTACCGTTCTTCATACCTCACCTTCCTCTCTTAGTATGCAAAAAACATTTTAAATAAATTGATCTTTTTAACAGCCTTCAGATTGGCTTTTTTTCGGCGATTTCCGGTTCCGGTTGTGATTTCCGGATAGATATGATAAATTTGTTTTGAGTTATTTCTTACCCTGTACTTATATTATCTCTAATTTTAAAGATTGTCAAGCTTTTTTCTTTTTTTTTAGAGATTTATTACAGGAGAACGGAGGATTTATGAATAATATGGAAATAGGAACTAGAATTAAACAACGCCGAAAAGAATTAGGATTAACACAAGTTCAAATACACGCAAAAACGGGCATTTCATCAGGCAATCTAAGCCTAATAGAAAACGGAAAAACTTTGCCCTCCTCCTCTGCTTTAATTAATTTATCAGAGCTTTTGCAATGTTCGATCGACTATCTTTTGAAAGGAAATTCTTCAAATTCGGAGAATGATGAAATATTTAATTTTAAAGATTCACCTGTTATTTCACCGGATGATATACTCCTTTTAAACAATTTTCATAGACTGCATATTGATGATCAAGATGAAATACTTGCTATGATCGAATTAAAAATAAAACGTAAAAATAGGGGGCGAAAATCGTCTCTTTCAGAGCAAAATGAAGCGATCGAAACAGCTTAA